ACCAGGGGTTGACACGTCCACTGCCTGCGGCGTGCCACGGAGCAACGCCGACTATGGGCCGCGACGCCGAACGCCTAGCACCAGCCGAAAGTGCAGGGACACCCGACGCTTTGGGCGACCACGCGAAAGCAACGGACCAACGTGTGTTATCGGGGGGCACCCACCCGCAGGAGCTCACTTCGAGCTTCTCCCCCCACCCCTACCGAAAACGCGAGGCTAAGCCGATGGACGACCTGATTAAAGCGTTGACGATCCTGCGAAAATACGGCAATCACTACAGTCCGACGATCTGCTCCCATGGCAAGTTATGGATCGCGGGCATAGATCCGGGAGCGGTGTCCGGAACGGATGCCGCCGAACTCGACAAGCTCGGTTTTTTTGTGGACGAAGAAGCGTTCGTATCGCACCGGTTCGGGTCTGCCTAGATGGCCCGACCACCCAGCCGCCTCACGTTCCTGCGCCGGCAGCTACGTGAGACCAAGCGGGATATCGAGGACCTACACGGCGTCGCGCGCGTACAAGCCCGCAAGCTGGCGATCTCGTTGGCTGAGGACATCGAAACCCTGGGCGCCGCCGCCGCCGCGACGAAGGCCGCCGCCCACCGGCAACTCACTGACGTAGAAGTCCTCGCCGAGCTCTGCGACGAGATCCCAAAGCTACCGCCGCAATCAATCGAGGCCGTACACCGGGTGTGCTGCCGGGCGTTGGGGCTGACGGCTGACGGGGCGCCGACGTTGGCGGTGGTGCGGGGTGGCGGGTGACCGTCACGATCGTTTTGCCAGACGGCCGGGTCGTGGTGCTGACTGACTGCACGTTATGGGCCTGGGTGACCGTGGTCGCCCCCGACCGGCTGACCACGCACACCGCGGTCCTGGACATCGTGGCGTGGACCATCGAGTGGACGGACGGTCCCGCCCCCCAGCCCGACGTGGCCGCGTGGGCGCTGGAATGCTTAGGAGGCCCCACGTGACCACCCGAGCCCTCATCCTGGCCCGCGAGTCGCGCTACCGTTTCGAGCGCGACCCGCTGCAACACATTAGGTGGCTGCCGGCTCAAAGGGCCTTGCTCGAGTGCCCCGACCGGCGGCGGTTGCTACGGGCCGGCAACCAAGCGCAAGGCAAGTCCACCGCCGGGCTGGCTAACGCGTTGTTCCACGCGCTCGGGCGCCACCCGTTCTACGACGTGCCGTCAGCACCCACGGAAGGGTGGGTGTGCTGCGCGTCGTGGTCACAGTCGCTTTCGATTCAGCAGAAGCTATGGGACCTAACCCCTAAGTCCGAGGTGCACCCGGCGTGCGAGTTCGACCCGGTTAAGGGCTTCCGTGGGCGGTACCCGGCTTTGCAGCTCCGTAACGGGTCGCGGATATGGATCAAGACCACCGGTCAAGGCGGGCTCCGCCTCGCCGGCGCGACGCTGGACTGGGCCATGTTCGACGAACCGCCGGTAAGCGCCCGCATCTATTCCGAGGTGACTAAGCGGGTTATGCGCACGAACGGGTGGATTTGGTCGACCCTAACGCCCGTGAATGCCCCGGTGGATTGGCTGCAGGAAATGGCCGGCGACGCGCGCATCACGGACCTGCACTTTCGGCTGACGCCGGAAAACCTTATCCCCACCGGCCAAACCCGGCCGATGGTGCTAGGGGACGGCACCGTATGCGGGGCCGAATGGATCGACTCGATCATCGCCGATACGATGCCGCACGAGGTACCGGTGGTGTGCCACGGCGAGTGGGAGTTCCGCTCCACCGGGGCGCTCTTTTCGAGGTTCCGAGCGACCGAGCACGTATCTGAGGATATGCCTAGCGGTAGTCCGTCGCTGCGGTTGGCCGTGGATCACGGCTCGGGGGCGGACTTTTCTAGCGTCGCGCTGCTGGTGGCAGTGGACGCCGACGGGGTCGCATGGGTCGTGGACGAGGTCGTATCAGACGGTGAAACCACCGAAGACGACGACGCCAGAGCCATACTGGAAATGCTCGGCAACAATGGCCTGAAATGGAAGGACCTAAACCAAGTTTACGGGGACCGGCCGTGGTACGGCCGGGGTGCCGCCAAGCTCGGCCGCAAGTCGAACGGGGACCTAGCGCGCGCGCTCGAGCGCCGGCAAAAGCTCCGCCCTGGGGCGTTACGGCCGGCGTTCCAAACCGTCAAGCGCGGCAAAGGCGCCGGCCGCGGGTCGGTGCACTTAGGGTGCCGGTACCTGCACCGAGCTATGGTTAGCAACCGGTTTCGGGTGCACCCCCGGTGCGAACGTACGATCGAGTCCATCGAAAAGTGGGACTTTACAGACAACGAGTGGAAGCATTGCGTAGACACTTTGCGTTATGCTGTGAATGACTTGGTCCTCAAGACTCGGCGGCCAGGCGCCCCGGTCGTTCACCTGTACTAGGCGGTTGCATGGCAAACCTCAGCGCGGTGTTGCCGTTGGCGGCCGCTAACGGCGCGCGGCCCACCCCCGCCGACCCGGCCGACGCGTCGCGCTGGGCCTTGACGCGCGCCTACCGACGTTTGATCGCCGGGGACTGGCACGCCGACCTAGAGGGCAGGATCCGGCAACAGATCAGCCACGTGCGCCGGGATGCGTGGGGGACGCTGGACACATCCCGCAACCTTTTCCGGGCGGTGTGGGACGCACTGGCGGTTAGCTACGTGCGCACCCCCGCGGTCCATGGCGAGGGGACCGCCGACCTAGCCGCCGCGGTAGACGCCGCCGGGTATTGGGCGCTGATGGCGGGCGCCGGGGAACGGGACCTGTACGCGCTGCGGGACTTGTTGGTACGGGTGGACGTTACGCCGACGGGGGAACTCACCCACCGGCTGGTGTATCCAGATTGCATCGTAGCCACCCCGGACCCGCGGGTGCCGCACCGGGCCATCGCCATCGCGGAATGCGTGCAGCGGGTCGACCCGCGCACCGGCAAACCGGTATGGGTTTGGGACGTCGTCGACGTCATCGACCCGGAGCGCCCCGTGATGCAAGTCCGGTCTGCAGACTATCGCGACGACCTAACGGAAGCCCACTTAGGCGCGACCTTCGAGGGCGACGCCTACCCCTACCGCCGCGCCGACGGTACGCCGGTGTTGCCGTACGCGTTCGGCCACGCCCGTCGGCGGTCTTGTTTGTGGGGGCCCGGGGAAAACCGGGAACTCTACGTCGGAACTTTGGAAGTAGGCTGCAAGTACACGTTCCTGGGGCATATCCAACGCTCAGCTTCATGGCCCCAACGGTACGCCGTCGGGGCCGCCCCGGCCGGGGCCGCGTACGCTGACGACGACGGCGACGGTAAGGGCCGCAAGGTCGTGGACGCCGATCCGGCCAACGTGATCGTGATGGAATCCCTGGAAGGCTTCGAGGGCCAACCCGTGATCGGGCAATGGCAAAACGCGGCGGACCCGGTGGCGCACATTGAAGCGATCGGCCGGTACGAACGGGGGCTAATCGCCACCGCCCCCGGGGTGTCGTCGGCGGACATCCAGCGGATGTCGGGCGATCCGCGGTCGGGATATGCCATTTCCCTATCGCGCGAGGCCCAGCGCGAGCAGCAACGGCAGCAAGAGCCCCAGCTGCGCGAGCTCGATACGGCGGTGCTGGAACTTTCAGCGGTGTTGCTGAACCGCGCCACCGGCTCCAACCACCCCGAGTCCGGCTACCGGGTGGAGTACCGGGCTATTCCGCCCAGCGCCGAAGAGAAGAAGACCCAACGTGAGCACCTTACGGGGATGCTCGACTTGGGACTGGTGGACGTAGTGGCCGCCTACCAAGAGCTCCACCCGGGCACATCCCGCGCGGACGCCGAGGCGGCCTTGCTGCGCATCCGCGCCGCTAACGCTAGCTTCCGCTGAACTACACTCGAGGTTTAAGCAATGGCCGACGAAGACACGCCTACCACCGCCCCCGCGGAAAAGACTATTCCCAAGACCCGTTTCGACGAGGTCAACACCCGGCGGGTTACCGCCGAGGCGCGAGCGGTGACGCTGGAAGCGCAGCTTGCGGATATCCAGGCCCAAGCCGCCGCCGCCGGCACGCTCCAAGAACGCTTGGCGGAGCTCACCACCACCCTAGAGACCGAGCGCACCACCCGCGCCACCGAGCGGACCTTGCTGGAGGCCGGACTTACCGACCCGGAAGCTTGGGACGTAGCCACTTTCTTGCACGGCCGCCTGGCGGCCGACGACCGCCCCGAGCTCGGGGCGTGGCTAGCCACCGCCAAGGCCGCCCCGGGTGAAGCCCCGAAGGCGCTCCGCCCGTACCTCGGCCCCGCCCCGGCGGCGGCGGCCACCGACGCCCCGGCCGCCGCCCCCCGCGGCGCTACCGGCAAGCTGGCTCGGGGCTTGCCCGACGCTGCACGCACGCGCGCCGGCGTGCGCGCCACCACCACGGGCGGTGGATTTACTGCAGAGCAACTTAGGGGGATGGGTACGGCCGAATACGCGGCCAACCGTGAGGCCATCCTTGCCCAAATTGGCAAGAAAGGGTAGGCTGCAACCAAAGGCACCCAGGGTCGTCCCCTGTAAAACAGCGCTTGCCTACAACCGCAACCGCTGATTCTACATAGGGAGCCCCACGTGGCCAACGAACTGCTCTATTCCGGGGCTACCGACTTCACTCTCGCCGAGGTCCTGAACCAGGAGGTCCTCCTTTCGCTGGCGGACCGCCGGTACATCGGCAATCACCCCGCGTTGTTCTACGCTGGCGATTTGGCCGGCTCGGGCTCGACGGTCGTGCAAGTCCCCGAGATCGGGTGGGACGGCGCGGACGTCTTGGCAGACATCGCCGAGAATACCGCCGCGACCGAGACGGCCGTAGCCGACGCGTCGTATACCATCACGGTTTCAAGGCGGGCCATCTCCCGGAACGTGTCGGAACTTTTGCGGGTGGTCGACCGGTTCGGCATTGTGTCGGACCCGGCCAGCCTCGCCAGGGACGCCGTCGGCGCTGCTGCGGGCAAGCTGATGGACCTGCTCGCCAACGTGATCGACGACTTCACGGCGACCGCGGGTACTACGCTCGTGGATTTGAACCTCTCGGACCTGGTCGAAGCCGCGATCACGTTGGACATTGCCAACGCCGCGGGGCGGAAGCTGTGTCTGTTGCACCCGCGTCAGATCGGCGATGTCCAGCTGGATATCGCCGCGCTGGCGGGCGTCCAGGAGCACCGCGCGGATCTGCAAGGCGCTATGGATATGACCGGCGGGGCTTACCGCTTTACGTTGTTCGGCGATGTCGACGTGTTCGCTTCGGGCCGGGTCCCGACCGCTAACTCCGATGAAGACCGGGCCGGCGGAATGTTCGTCCGTGGGGCCATCGGTTGGGCGGATGCGAGCATCGCACCGGACCCGGTTGCGGACGCGATCTACGCCGGGTTCACCGGTTCGCAGGGCGCGAAGCTGATGATCGAGTTCGAGCGCAATTCGAGTACTTGGGTCAAGAAGACCACTTACAACACCGTAATGGGTGTGTCTCAGCTTATTGACGCGGCCGGCGTGTCGGTGATCTCGGACGCCTAGACTTAGGGGCCGACCGGGCGAACGCGGGTTTTCTCGCGTGTTTTCCCCGGTCGTTCGCCCGGTCGGCGCCTTTTATTTGCACTGCTCTACCAGGAGAAACGCGCATGCCACGGATCGGAGCCCTTAAGGGCCGCAAAGTCGAAACCCCGCGGGTGGACGCCGCCCCGCCTCCGCAAATCCCCGCGACCCCGCTGTGGTGGTACAAGCACCACCCGCGGTGCTGGATGGTGGCGGACGGCAAGGTGCTGCCATCGTTGCGCACCATGAAACGGATCGAAGGGGTCAACGACGTGCGCCGCGGCGGGTCCATGCGACACACCCGCGCGGGCTTGGCTGAGCGGGGCTGGACGGTGCTCGAGCACGACGCCGACCCCGGCGGCGGCGACTACCTGCAGGCGTACCCTGTAGCCAAAGGCACGGCGTACATGTCGACTTACACCCAAGTCTTTAGCGGGTCGTCCGCGACTCGCACGGACTCTGCAGGCTACTATGCGTTCCTGCAGCGGTTGGTAGACGGCGGGGTTTTGGCACCGCCGCCGGTGTATGTCTTGGACGACATGGTCGAAAAGTATACGGCCGCCGCCGAGCGCTACGAAGGCAAAGGCACCGCCGCCGGCGACGCCCGCGGCGCGGCCTTGCGGGCCGACGCTAAGGTGGCGTTGGCCTGCCGGGATGCGTTGTACGCCGACCCGGCCCCCGCCCCCAAGCCCCAGCCCAAGTCAAAGCGAAAGGCGGTAACCGTTGCCGAAGACTGAGACCGGCCGCCTATACGTCCCCGGGGACTTGCACCGGGCGCGCGATTCTTATGAGAAGCACGTCGCGGCGTGCGTCAAAATGGGGGTTCCCCGTGACAAAGCCCTGGAGATCGTACGCCGCGCCGCTAAGGCAGCACACCGGAAATGGGACGCTAGGTAATGGCGTTGACCGACCAGCAACACACGATCCGCTTTACGGGCCCTCACCTGATCGAAGCCACCCGGGCTACGTTGCTGTCGGCGCCGATGTACCTGGACGGGGCCTTGGTAGCCCCGACGGGCGGCGGGTCGTCTACGGTGACGGTTACCAAGGCCGACGGAACGGATCTGGTAACCGGCGCCACGGTGGTGGTTACGGCATCGGTTGGTGAATACACGGTGTTGGCCACCGCCACCGCGCTTACGGACTTGGGCGAGGGTTGGTCTGCAACGTGGACGCTGGTAGCCGGTGGCGTGACGTACGTGGTCCGCAATGACGCCGCCGTGGTGCGTCGTCGGCTTTGGCCGGTGGTTTCGGACGTGGACCTATACCGCCGGGTGAGGTCGCTGGACCCAGCGTCGGCCGCGGTTATCACCACGCAAGCCGACTATCAGGACCAACTGGACGAAGCATGGTCGGAGATCAACCGGCGCCTAATTGGCAAAGGCAACCGGCCGAATCTGATTATGTCGCCGTCTTCGCTGCGGGAGGTGCACTTGCTGCTCACCCTCGCGCTGATCTTCGAGGACTTGGCGGCGCAGCT